AAGAAGAGAATCAAAAAGATTGTCTGTCTCATACTTTTTTCTCTTGCCAATGAATACAGCCAAAATTCCTGCCTGTCTGGAAAGAAACCGACCCTTCATCGTCAAAACATATCATCATATCATCTTCCGTAGTCTCTGGGTTTTCGTTATTAACAATCTTTTTGGAGTTACAATTTCCAAATCCATAATAGTCAGAGTTTTCTTCATCCCAATATTTACAATTTTCACAAATTCCCATTTACTCTCTCTTGTTTAATAATTTTCTGTAATCTTAAACAGCCAGCAAGAACAATATAATTTATCAGTTCACATTTCTCCCTTACCTTATCTCCCAATTCATCCAATCGCTGAATACTTTCATCAATCGAATCTTCAATATGCCGTGATCCCTGTCTTTGCAAGTTCGAGTTCACGTGGTCGCTCTTTCTTTTTTGGTTTAACTACTTTGATTTTATTCACGAAAAAGTATCTGTCCGTATCGGCTACATCGCAATAGGGGTGACAGTTATCATCGGGCATCTCCATCTTTTGATTTAAAAAATAACCCCCAAGATAAGCCTCATGCGTCAAGTTACATAGGGGATCAATCAAATAACTCGGAAAACCATCATCTTTCACGATTAGGTTTCTACGAATAAGAGTTATCCCATCGTTTATAAAAGTTCGCTGACAATTCAATTTATGCCCGATCTTAGACTCCACAATCTCAACAGAGGTCTTTTCTGATTTATCACTCCTTTGCTCTCCCGCCGGATCCCCTACATCTTCAAACTCAAAAGTAGGAAAGTGTTCAATGCTTAATTTTATAACGGCGTCTGCAAAAAAGTCAATTAGAGTATTCGGTATCATCAATTCCGCCAACTTGTGAACCCTGTCTTTCGAGGACAAATACTGATACCATCCACAGGCGGGGAAGTTAAAACCGAAGTCCCAAGATCGCACAATGGGAACACCCGGAATTGCATAAAGTCTATCTTTGGCAATATGAACCTCACTATTAAAAATCGGATAAACAGGCTCCCCCTCAGCCATGAAACCATACTCCCCGTAGAGATACATCTTCTTCCAGTTTTCCGATTCCTTCTCAAGATCGGCTATGTAATCCATTGGAAGATATTCTTTGTTATCGTAAGTCGAAGTATGAATTGAGAAATAATTTGGGTCTAAATTCTTTTTGAAGGTTCGATAAATCCAGTGGTATTGATTAGGCGGGTTAGGTGTTATCATTCCACAAAGTTTTACGTCTTTTTTAGACAAACGGGATTTCAACATTTTCCAAACAGGCTCGGATATTTGTTCCGCTTGGTCAATCCAAAACCACCCCAGTTCATAAGAACCAAACTGTTGGTATTCGTCCGCACCCCTGAACATGATATGGCTTGGCTCACCACCAGAAAGACTTTTAAGCCAAAGGTCGTGAGTTGTCTCATTCCATTTTACCACTAACGGAGAATCTTTGGGGATAATAGAAAAGAAAGTTTCCATAGTTGAATCACGAAGGGTCGTGTAATCTTTACGGCAGATCAAACCCGTATTCCCAGGAAAAGCAAGAGAAAGTTGAATGGCTTCAAAGCATGCGGCGAAAGTTTTACCCGATCTAAAAGCCCCAATCATGGCTTTGTATTTAGCCTGACTTCGATGAAAAGCCTCTTGTTTCGGCTTGGGTCGATAGGTATAAAACTTAGTTCCCTGAAAACCTATCACCGGAGGCTTTGACGGACACTCTTTCACTGCCGTTAACATCTGCCAACACTCCAGGCATATAGTTAAAAATCTGAATCGGTGAAGCCATACCCTCACCCTTAACTTTTTGAATCTTATCCCCCGCCTCATCCTGAATCTGTTCAGTGAGTCCTCGAAGTTCCCTGACCAACGAAGCAAGGTTTAATGTGTCCCACTGTCGAGGCTCATAAACCATAATCTTATCAATAGCACCCTTCAGCTTTGTCCTTGTATCCTCAAGTTCTTTGATACGAACAGGAGCATTAGCTATCGGAATGGCTTTGATGTTGGCATAAAACTCTTCTCTAAACTTTTTAGCCTCTTCAAAATACTCTTTGATGAATACAAAAATCGTGCTGTGATCTATCGGCTCATACTCTTTACTAAACATTTCCGCAATGTCTCGATATGACTTCCCCCTCACCCAAGCCTCATAAACAAAGGGCTGACGGTCAACGGTAATCTTACTTGGTGTTCCAAGCCTACTGTTTCCGTTTGATTTTGTCTTGCCGTTAGTGTGAGACGATTTCGATTTTCCGATCCGGCAAGACGATTTTTGATTGTGGTTTGCTAAAGATTCTTTCGATGTCTTCTTGAGTAGCTTTTTTGAACTCATCTCTAAACCTCTGAATAGTTAAGATTCCACGATTACCCCTTTGTGATCCAGCAAGACAGAATAACTGAAGGACTCTCTGTCCCCTAATCCTAACAAGTTTTTCATAAATCCAAAGAGATTCAGTAATTTTGTGAACATAGCGATTTCCTTTTTTCATCCAAAATCCCAATCGGGCATCCCCATTGATGCTCTAAAAGCAGATACGACATAGAAAAATAATTGTCAAGATAAAAAAATTGTCAGAAATTATTTGAGGAACTTTGGGCGGGTGCGAAAGAGGATATATCCTTTGCTATTTCCTGTGTAACATCCCCCACTATATGTTTTCATTTTTACTGATCTAATGCCCCAGGGAATCCTGTCTCTGTCTAACAGATCAATCATTGGTTTTAAATCATTTATGTTTTCTACCGGATCACTTAAGGGAAAAGGACAACTCTCTCCGTTCCGATATAAACTCTCTTTTATAAATTCAGAAGGTTTTTCAGGGTAAGGAATGATTTGGGTGTTTTTCATTTAGTTACCTCACTTTAAATATTCATTCGGGCATAAAGCCATATCGCAAAGGCGACCTACCGGGTCGGTTAAATCCACTTTCATCATATCTATCAATTCAGCTATTTTCTCATAGGACATAATCCCAATGTGTTCAAACTGTTTTTTGCCCTTAAGCATTAAATCAAAAAGACCATAAAGCCGATTCTTATCTACTTTTGGATTTCCGGCATATTTACCTTTGAACCGAAGGACAAGAGCTTTCTTGTCTCTTTCGATTGGGTCTAAACTTCCACCATCAAACTTTCGGGAAAGTTCGAGGACGGCGTTATCGATAAATTGAATTTGGTCTGGGTCTGGTTTTTCTGGTTTTGAAGTGTCCTTATTCTCTTGAATCTGTTTTGCCGTTTTTTTGGCAAAAACAATCTTTTGAATTTGATTTAGGTCTTTCTCTTTCTCCTTCTCCTTCTCTTTCTCCTTCTCTGGGTAACTTTTTTTGTTTATATCTTGTAACTTATCTTGTAACTTATCTTGTAACTTATCTTGTAACTTATCTTGTAACTTATCTTGTAACTTATCTTCTTCATCTCTATAATGTTTTTGCCTTTCATATTCAGATTGATACAGTTTCCAATTTATAACTTTTATGGCATAACCTATGGGCAATTCAACAAGTTCAATTCGGTTTTCTTTTGGGTCTGGATGATTTGAAAGCCTGTCTTTGGCTTTCATCCAAACCGAAACAGGCAAATTTAAGATGCCGGATATGGTTTTATCATCAAAACCTACGCCATTCGCTAATTGGATAATTCCTTCGTCCCCATAGGCACTATCGCTTGTAAGGGCTAATAGGTCTATAAATACCGCCCTAATCTCATAGGATTCAGAGCGGATTGATTTACGCAACCATCCCTCTGAATATATTTTGAACCATGTTCGCCGTCCCATGTTCACTCCTCTCATTCTTTCTGATAGTTTTCAAACCTTGTGCATTCCTTCAAGAAAGTCATTTTAAAGTTTCCCTGTGCCCCGTCTCGTTGTTTTGCCACAATGATCTCAGCTAAATTCCCTGATGGAGTGCCGTCTTTAAATTTCTCTTTGCGGTAATACTCTGGTCGATGAATGAAAACCACTGTGTCCGCATCCTGTTCGATGGACCCTGACTCCCGGAGGTCTGCAAGCTGAGGTCTCTTGTCCTCTCGATCTTCGACTTTACGTGAGAGTTGAGATAAGGCTACAATAGGGATGTTCAACTGTTTGGTGAGGCTCCCGATGGTTCTCGATATTTCAGTGATCTCATCATTCCGGGAGTTGCATCGGTGCTTCGTATTGAGGAGTTGAAGATAGTCGATGACGATGACTTTGGGATGATAACGGGACACTACCCGTCGAGCCTTTGCTTTCAACTGAATGGTATTGAGAGAGGCGGAATCGTCTATGAATAGGGGATAGGGACACATTTTTTCTACTGCGGATTTGAGTGCATCCATTTCAAATATGCTGAGTTTCCCCGTTCTAAATTTCAGTGTGCTAATCCCAGTCTCCATAGAGAGCAATCTTCGAGCTATGGCTTGCTTGGTGCTCTCCAAAGAGAAGATGGCGCAGGGGATC